GAAGAAGGTCGTTGTACGGTTGACAGATCCGAAACCGTGAGCGTATGCATAGTCCTCATCGCTGCACACCCGCGCATTGCCGCACACCAGCGCATCGCTGCACACCCGCGCATTGCCGCACACCAGCGCATCGCCGCACACCCGCGCATTGCCGTACACCCACGCATTGTCGTACACCAGCGCATTGCCGCACACCAGCGCATTGCCGTACACCCACGCATTGCCGTACACCCGCGCATTGCCGTACACCAGCGCATCGCCGGAAACCTGTGCATCTCCGTACACCCGCGCATTGCCGTACACCCACGCATTGTCGTACACCCACGCATTGTCGTCATGACCAAGGTTTGATTCCTTCTCCACATACCCGCCAAGTTCTCCGGCTTCCACATCGCCGAACTCAACAAGGGCACGGATGCGGAACAGCTTTGTCCCGAACATATTTGTAATAAATTCATTTGTTAATTCAAATTTCTTCACTTTCTTCACCCTTTCTGTTATAATAAAAATGATTTTTTAACTATGCGTCCTAGAGGTTGCCGCCTCATTTATGGGCGCTTTTTTATTCTGCAAACGAGGTCTTCGTGATCTCCTATACTTCCCCACGATGTGATCTGATCATGCTTTACAAGTACAACCGCATTCGCATAATCCTGATCGTATTTCAAGCACCATTCTTCAAGCAGATCTAAGATACAGTTCATTTCTTCTTCGGCATCTTTCTTTACCTCTTCGTCCATTTCTTTGTTCGCCTCCTTTCAAATCGGTCCTGCCTGCAGGATGTAAATGATCACAGCCATCACCGCGTTTAACATCATGCTGGCGACTGTTACTGTGACCAGTCCTCTTGCAGCATTGTCTCTTTCTTTTCTTTTCCGCTGGATCTTCTTCCGCTTACGATTCGCTTTCGGAAAATTTCTCCGCTCGATCGGGATCAGTTCCAGCTTCCGTACCGCAGGTAATTGTTTTTCCATGCTTGTCCTTCCTCTTACAATAAAATTTTTGCCCGCTCCTCTGCCGGCACTTCTAAAACGTCTAGGATACCCCATAACACTTCCAATTTCATCTCTCCCTGATTCTTACTTACTTTCACATTAAAAGTAGAACGTGGCATATTGATCTTTTTTGCGAGATCACTTTTTGTGATGTGTTTCCGCTTTCGGTATATGTCGATAATCTCGTCTACTGTACGTTCTCTTTTCTGCTGCCTTGTAAGAAATTCTACTTTCGGCATTTAATCCACCTCCTCTTCTGGTTCAAAGTCCTTTTTATCGGACACCTTTCCTATTACACTACTCTAGGAAGTACTCAATAGATACTCCGAAGTAGTCGGCGAGGATTTTGAGTTTGTCAGTTTTTACGTTACTCCGTCCGCGTTTCCAATCAGATAAAACTGATTGAGGTATTCCTGTATCTTTTGATACCTGATACGCTGTCTTGTTGGTTTTATCCAATAATTCAGCAAATTTTTCGTACACTTTTGCACCGCCTTTCCGTATATAAACAGTTGTAATTACTACGGAAATGTGATAGTATTTACTTGTCAGATAAATTCAACATTTCCGTAGTATGCATTTGGATTATCGGTTTTCCTTTGCATGCTTATACTATACTATGCATTTTCGATAATGTCAATTAAATGCTATCGGTTTTTCATAGTATTGCCCATGTTTGTGAAAGGTGGACAAAAAATGTATGAGATTTTTGAGCAATTACTACAAAAGTATGGTGTTAGTGCATACAAAGTAGCAAAGGCGACAGGAGTGACACAGTCCACTCTAAGCGACTGGAAACGCGGAAGGAGTACGCCTAAATCAGAAAATATGAAAAAACTTGCAGATTACTTCGGCGTTTCGATTGACTATCTTATGACAGGAAAGGAGGAAACTGAAAAAGAGCCAAAGCTTAAACCTAAAGACGAAAAAGACATAAAAGAGATTCTCGCCAACACTGAGCAACTTCTTAAGCAGGATGGGCTCATGTTTGACGGTGATCCGGCATCACCAGAGGCGATTGAGTCTATTCTGTCAGCTATGCAGATTGGCATGGAAATGGCGAAGAAAAAGAACAAGGAGAAATACACTCCGAAAAAGTATAAAAAGGATTGATGTTATGAATATTAAACGGCTGGTGGATTCTCTGGTCAGAAAGTACAAATCACGGAATCCCTTTGAGATAATCGAGCATCTCAATGTAATAGTTGTCTTTTATCCCTTACACGGGGTAAAAGGATTTTATCAGTACTTTCAGCGTAACAATATCATCTATATTGATGAATCATTATCCGACAAAGAGAAACTGTTTGTTTGCGGGCATGAGCTGGGTCACATGTTCTTGCACAAGAAAGCGAATGCAATCTTCATGGACTCTCGGACGCAACTCAATACTACTAAGTACGAAATAGAGGCAGATCGATTTGCGATGAATCTATTGCTTTCCGATGCAGATATAGAGGAGCATTTAGATTTTTCTACAACACAGTTCTCACGGCTATTCGGGTACAATAAGAAGCTAATAGAATTACGGCTGAAAGATTTTAATTAATGTGGTGTTTTCTCGGAACAAATACAAGAGAAGAAAGGGAAACTTATGGGATTCACAGATATATTTAAAGGAAAACAGTATAAATCTGAGTTGGATACGCTGCAACAAAAATATGAAGATTTACAATCATTATTAACCCCGGAAATGCAAAATGCTTTTGCTTTACAAAACAAAATCAGAGATTTAGACTCTATTATCCAGCAACGCAACCAGACAATTTCAGATTGTGATAACACTATAATCTCCAAAAATGCACAACTTGAAGACATTGAAAGACATATCTCTGACAGGAAAACAGAACTTGTTTCCGTGGATGAAGAGATATTGGTTCAGGAATTCGGACTATATAAACCGCATTATGATTTCGCAAATGCACTGGAGTATAAAGAAAAGCTATCCGAAATAAGGGCAAAGCAAAAAGCGATGATAAAGAATAAAACTGCTGTATCTGGCTTTACTTCATGGCAGGTTAATGGTAGTGCTTCGAAAGGAAAGAAAATGGTTTCCGACACACAAAAATTATTATTACGAGCGTTTAACAATGAATGTGATGAAGTTGTCGGGAAAGTAAAATATACTAACTTTAATGCTTCTTTAAACCGGATAAATAAATCTGCGGAAACCATTTCCAAACTTGGTACAATAATGGGAATATCCATAAATCGCCCGTATCTGAATTTGAAGATTGAAGAGCTGAAACTAGCGTTTGAGTACCAGCAAAAGAAACAGGAAGAAAAGGAAGCTCAGAAAGCCGCTCGCGCCGAAATGCGGGAAGCTGCAAAACTTCAAAAAGAAATCGAAGCTCAACGAAAGAAAATAGAGAAAGAACAGACACACTATCAAACGGCCTATGAAAAATTGTTAAAACAATTAGAATCCTCACCTGACGATGCTGATTTAATTCAGAAGAAATCCGAACTCGAAACTCAGCTTCAGGATATAGATAAAGCTATGAAAGATATTGATTACAGAGAAGCAAACCAGCGCGCTGGATATGTATATATAATTTCAAACATCGGCGCTTTTGGCGAGAATGTATACAAAATAGGTATGACGCGCCGTCTTGATCCACAAGACCGAGTTGATGAACTTGGTGACGCATCCGTGCCATTCAACTTTGATGTACATGCTATGATATTCTCTGATGATGCGCCAGCTCTCGAAGCTGCGTTACATAAAGCGTTTGAGGATAGAAAGCTTAACATGGTTAATACAAGACGAGAGTTCTTCAATGTTACATTAGACGAAATAAAAGAGGTTGTTAAAAAGAATTTTGACAAAACAGTAGAGTTCATCGATGTGGCTGATGCCGAGCAATATCGCATCAGCCAAAAAATGAAACATCAAAGTAAATAAAAAACCGCCCCGGTGCTACCAACACCGAGACGGTAACGCTCTCCGAAGAGATGCTATATCTTGACCAATAATATTGTATCATCTTCGGAACAGTCACGCAAGCCGGAACACTCGTTCCATGCTGGCTGTTATTTTTATACCGAAAAAGAAAGGAAGATGATTTTATGGCAACAGCAAAAAAATTACCATCAGGGTCATGGAGATGCCTAGTCTATTCCCATACGGAGAATATTCGTCAGAAAGATGGTACTGTGAAGAAAAAGCGCATATACGAATCTTTTACCTGTGACGACCCAACAGCTAGAGGAAAGCGAAAATGTGAGCAGATAGCGGCTGAATGGGCGGCTAATAAAGATGCCGGAGTCACCGTGGAAAATATTACGCTAGGAGTTGCCTACGACCGATATATCGAGAGCAAAAATAAGACATTGTCTCCTGCTACAATCAGAGAATATAAACGGCAGCGTGAACGCAATCTCCCTACACTTATGCCATTAAAACTAAAAGATATCACCTGTGACATGATCCAAATTGCAATAAATGAGGAGGCTTCCGGAAAATCTCCAAAAACCGTTAGGAATATCCACGGATTACTGTCGGCTGTTTTAGGTGTGTGTCGCCCAGACTTACAGCTTAATACTACTCTCCCTAAAAAAGTACGCCCCGAGCTGTATATTCCGTCTGATGAAGAAATAAAGAAACTGATAGAGTATGTAAAAAATGATGAGATGGAGATTCCTATCCTCCTTGCCGCATTCGGACCTATGAGGCGCGGTGAGATATGCGCTCTAGATTCATCTGATATAAAAGATGGGGTTGTCCATGTAAGTAAATCGATGGTTTTGGATTCTGAGCGTAATTGGGTAATAAAATCCCCGAAATCCTATTCAGGAGACAGGTATATCAGATTTCCGGATTTCGTCTTAAGTAAATTAAGCAAAAACGGACGAATAACAAGCCTAAACCCTTCCATGATCACGGATCGGTTTCGGGATATTCTGAAACGTACCGGCATACCTCATTTCCGTTTTCATGATCTTAGGCACTACTGCGCAAGCGTCCAACACGCGATAGGCATACCTGATGCGTATATTATGCAACGTGGAGGATGGGGAAGTGACAGAGTTTTGAAAGAAGTTTACAGACATGCAATGGTAGACAAAACAAGTGATATGGATGCAAGGGCAAACGATTATTTTGAAAATATGCAACACGGTATGCAACACGAAATTAAAAAAGCCCAGTAAAACTAGGCTTTTGTACTGCGGATGACAGGAATCGAACCTGCACGGTCTCCCACTAGATCCTAAGTCTAGCGCGTCTGCCAGTTCCGCCACATCCGCATGTTATATTTCGATCACCGAAAACGCCAAAAGGCATATCTCGGGACTTTGTAAGCAACCTCCAAATTTCCGGGCATCCCCGGACTTTAGCACGTCGCCTATACAAAAAATAAAACAAGCATATTCGCTTGTTTCACAGTGAGCGTGCGGGGATTCGAACCCCGGACAACTTGATTAAAAGTCAAGTGCTCTACCAACTGAGCTACACGCCCTCACTATTTCTTCTCAGCTTCCCGAGATAACTGGGCTAGCTGGATTCGAACCAGCGAATGCAGGAGTCAAAGTCCTGTGCCTTACCGCTTGGCGATAGCCCATTA